ACCATAAGAAGGACGGTCGTTTGATCCTTGAGGTTAAACGCGAATCTTCCGACAACGGCGGCGAGATGCAGGGCTGGCGAGAAGACAAGGGCTGGTGGAAGCGTATCTTCAGCGCCCGCGTTACGCCCGTGACGGAACCGGAAACCGGAAACTACGACGACCTCGTTCGCCACTTGATTACCGACGGTGGCGACGACTACGGTTGGGTAGTGAACGCCGGACGCGGGTGGCAGACCGAGCCGCTCACGCATGTCAAGCTGAGTTTGAAATCATTGAACTTCGCCGACCGGGAGATCAACACGATCCTCGGCAACTGCATCATGCGTGGGTGGACACTCGTGAACCGTCCGTTCGAGGACGAGTTCCCTGGCGACCGCCAGTGGAATCGCGGAGCCGCACAGCTTAAGTACAAGCCTAAGCTGGACGAGCCCTTCAACTGCGAAACCTGGTACTCGATCCTCAATCATGTAGGCGCTGGTCTGGACGAAGCCGTCGCGGACAACTCGTGGTGCCAGGCTAACGGGATCATGACCGGCGGCGACTACCTCAAGGTATGGGTCGCCTTCATGTTCCAGAAGCCCTCAGACCAGCTACCGTATCTCTTTCTCTACTCAGAGGAAGAAGGTACGGGTAAGTCTATCTTCCACGAGTCGCTGTCAATGCTAATGACTCGCGGGTATCAGGAGGCTAACAACGCGCTGCTGAGTCAAGGCAACTTCAACGGCGAGCTGGAGAATTCTGTTCTGTGCTACATCGAGGAGGTTGACCTCAGCAAGCATAAGGAAGCGCGTAACAAGATGAAGAACTGGGTCACGGCCCAACGGCTCCAGATCCACCACAAGAATGTTACGCCCTACCACGTCACCAATTGCTGTCACTGGGTTCAGACCGCGAACGCGATGACGCATTGCCCGATATTCCCCGGTGATACTAGAATCACTATGGTCGAAGTTCCGGCCCTCAAGAACAAGATTCCGAAGGGTCGGATGCTGCAATTGCTGGAGAAAGAAGCTGCGGACTTCCTCGGTGCGATCATGGCCGTCGAGCTACCACCGGCTGAGGATAGACTCAGTGTTCCAGTCATAGAGACTCAGGCGAAGAAGCAGACGGCCAAGGCCAACATGACGGCCCTGGAGCTGTTCATCGAGGAGTCGTGCGTACAGAAGCCGGGAACCCTGGTGCCCTACTCGCTGTTCTACGAAAAGTTCATTGCGTGGCTGGACCCGGAGGAGTGCGGTAACTGGTCAAAGATACGTGTCGGTCGTGAGCTTCCCAGGCGGTTCCCGAAGGGCCGCAACACGGCGGACAACAGCAAGTTTTACGTGGGCAACCTGTCATTCGACAAGACGCCGCCGAAGAACGAGTGTGAGTGGAGACTCAATGGAGATAAGCTGATACAATGACGATAGCACTACTTTTCATCGTGCCGCTGTTGGCTCTGTGTTTCTACTTCAAGTTTCGCTGCCCGTACTGTCTGCTGCTCGGCGGGTCCGAGGAGCTGGGCGGCATGAAGTGGTGCAAGCAATGCGGTAAGCGCTTTTAACAAGGCTCCAAATCAAGTACAGTGAGTTTGAACTCAAACGGGAGATGCCATGAGAATCGTAGGGATCGGGTATAAGAAAGGTCGCGGCAAGGACACGCTCGCCAACTTCATGCTGAACCACTTGCAGCTCAACTGCGACTGTAGCGTGAAGAAGATTGGTTTTGCGGATAAACTCAAGGACGTGGCGTTCCAGCTCTACGGCTGGGCCGGGCTGCAACGCGGCGTGTACTACGAGACGCACTACACGGAAAAGGAAGTGGTGCTGCCCAAGATCGGCAGGACACCCCGAGACATCTGGATCGAGACAGGCAACAAGTTACGGGAAGTACACCTTGGGACGTGGATTGATTATGTAATCAATACGAACCATCGGTGCGAGTACCTGCTAGTGAAAGACATGGGCTTCACCAACGAAGCGCGTGCTCTGCGTGAAGCTGGCGGTGTGACCATAAAAATAGACCGTCCAGGCGAAATGGCCACGGACGGTCGTGAGACGGAACTTGACAGTTGGACGGATTGGGATGTCGTCGTGGAAAACACTGGCGATCTCGAAGACCTCTACAAAAAGGCGGTCGAAATCTGTGACCGACATCTACTATGATTCACCTGAACGGTAACTTGATCGCGTCTGTGGACGTGGAGACGACCGGGTTTGTGCCCGGCTATCACGACGTCATACAGATAAGCGTATTGATTTTAGACTCAGACCTCAAACCTCAGCGAGGCTGCGTCCCCTTCTACATCGACATGAAGCCGAAGCGCCCTGAGAATGTGGAGCCGGAGGCCCTGAAAGTCAGCCGGATCAATTTCGCCCGGCTGATGAAGCGGGCTCACGACCCGTGGGACGCGGCGGATATGTTCGACGACTGGTTCGAGAATCTGAAGAAGGACACTCCGAAGCGCCGTGCCTTACTCCCGCAAGGGAAGAAGCTGATCCCGCTCGCCCAGAACTGGGTGTTTGATCGCGGGTTCATCATCGACTGGCTTGGCGATCAGAGTTTCAACTCATTCTTCCACCCGTGGTACCGGGACACGCTCCCTGTGGCCCAGTACCTAAATGATCGCTACGCGAAAGACAACTCGACGGTGTTCGAACACAAGGTTCCGTTCCCCAAGTCGAACCTGGCCTATCTGTGTAGCCAACTCAAGGTCAAGAATCAGCAACACCACGATGCCCTTGCGGACACCGTGGCGACGGCTGAAGTCTATCGTAAAATGGTCTTAGGTCTGATCCCGTAGGACGCACACGCGGCAGTCCTTCGGCGTGACCCTCGTGCCCCGCTTCTCGTGCCCTGGGTGATTACAGTCGTTCATGACGCTGTAGTTGCCCTTGGCATCCAGAAGCGGGGCGTTAATCCGATACAGACACGGCGACTCGTTTGGAATCAAACGACGAGCGTTCACCGGGTCGTGTATGTATCCTTCTTTCGAAGGCGCAATTCCCGTGTAGAGCAAGCTACCGTCCGGCCTCACGACCGGATCGGTAGGTTTGTTCTCAGGGATCTCTTTCTTAAGCGCTCGTGGCTCGCGATTCTTCTCTTTGCAGCCGTTACAGCCCATGACTATAGCCCATTAAGAACGTCTTTGGCGGCTTCCCATGCGCTAGCATCTCCGGCGGCATCCTTACCAATAGCAGACTGGTCTTCAGGATCAGGCTCCTCGCAATCCGGTCCCCACTTCGAGGCGGAGTTGATGAAGCCGGTCAATCCGGAATTGATTCCCCAATCACCGACGCAACCGTTCAAGCCTTGAGCGTCTAGGTCGTCGCCCATCTGCTTAGCGGCGTCGATTGAGTTCAGGTAAATCCACGAGCACGATGCGTCGATGTCGGTGACGCCCCACTGAGGTTCGCCGCAGACGCCGGGCGTCGTCGAGTAACCGGAGCCTGTCCAGACGCGATCAATCACGCCCATACACAAGCGCACCGCACCGTAGCAATCTTCAGGTGGACCATCTTCCAGGTCTTCCCACGGGTCAACGTCCGCATCACCACCGCCGCCATCGCCCGAGTTCGGGTTATTGTTGTCGGTGGACTCGTTGTTTCGGGCCTCGGCCTCCGTCTTATCCGTGAACTGATTGCTAATCCATTCCGGCGCTTTCCCGATTGGGTTCTTTGCCGTACCGATGTTGCCCTCGCCTTCGCCAGGGTTATCGTCGGTTGGCTTCTGGTCGTCAATATCTGACGGCTGCGAATCGCCGTGGTCGGTTCGGCATCCCGTATGGTCGGATACCTGACCTGCTATGCGCCCGCAGTTCGTTCGCTCTTTGAACGTAGCGGTGAAACCCTGCGGTGCCGCCAACGGATGTGACGACGGCGGAGTTACGTCCACGTTCGGCCCGGTACCGCCCGCCTTGCCCTGCTCAACGTCGGACACTGACGGATAGATATTCGTAACCTCAATGTTCGCGGGCCACGCAAACACGTAGGGTTCTGTCTCTCCGGAGCGGATAGGCGTCCAGAGTTCAAAATCAATTTCGCTCGTGTCGGAGTTGTAGGTCGCTCCCTCGACGAAGCACTTGATTTGGCTACTCGACAAGTCGGGCAGCGTGACGCCAGCAATGTCGAACACTTCCGCTTGCAGCTTCGTGATCGGCGTCCGGCATCTTATTTTCCGCCACGTGTTCGACATCCGGATCAGCCAGAACGTAGCGCTCTTCTCGACCAGGATTGGGTACTTGAACGCGAAGAAGTCGAACGTCTGCTCCTGCGTCCCGTACCTCGGGATGTTGTAGCGATAGATCGCCTTGTTCGGTTCGTCGAAGAAGTGGTCGTCTTTCCACTCCGCTACGAACTTCGTCACCAGTTCCTCCGTCTCCGTGTGAGTCAGGATAAAGGAACCGGGCAGCACGTCGTCCTCAGTGATCGTAAAATCAACTGTGGGTTCGTCTGCTAGGTAGATCAGGTAGAACGTATTGTTGCGGAGGATCAAGGCACATCGCTGCTGGAACGCAATATCCCGGAGCAGTTTGATGATGTTGCCCCGCTTCAGCAACGGGAAGTCCATAGGGTATATGTCGGACAACTGCGCCTTAACCGCGTTGAATGTGGTCGCGTCGATGTTGAACGACGTGTACTTATTGATCAGCCACTCCAGAATGTCAACCGTGTTCGGGCCGACACTGGATCGGAGCGTCACGTAGATGTCATCCTCGTAGCCTTCCCCTCGGTAGCTCAGCGGCTTATTGAGTACAACCTCGGTGATCGTGTACGTCCCGAAGTTGGACAAGCGCGTGCTGTAGTACGCGTTCGGCACCGTCACCAGTTGCCTGATGCCAGAGCCTTCAAACGTCCGCATGGCCGCCACTCGCAGGACCGTGCTCGGCAGGATGTTGCAGATGTACGCAATATCCTGCGTCCCTTCCAGCAGCACTTCGCAGCCGGGCTCGGCCCAGAAGAAGTTGGCCGTCGGGAACGTGGCGAGGTAGTCCCAACCGTGGTTGGCTTGGTCGGCGTTCTCGTCGCCGCATTTCGTAATGTGGAACAACACCTGATCGCGGGAGTTGTAGCTACCGCCGGTGTTTTCGGGTTCAGGCAAAAAGTTTTCAGATCGGGCACCGCAGGAGCTGATCTCCAGCACGGGCGGAACTGTCAGCTCGCCGCGTTGTGGGTGTTGAAACTGGTGGATCGTGAACGTATCGCCGGTGAACTTACCGTATAGTCTCGCATCACCACACACCGAGATCCACAGGAACTTATTCTGAGGAAACTCGCGTCCGTTGATTATGCTGACGGTACTGCCGATCTTGATTGAGTGCTGCTTCTGTAGAGCCAGCTCCTCTTCCCAGGCGGTGATCTGTGCCTGCCGTCGGCAGTAACAGCCCGGCTCCTGGGCAAAGACCGGGATCGCCTCCTGACCCGCGAGCGTTAGCCGGATGTACCAACCTCGGAACACCGTCGGGCAGCAGACGTTGCGTAGCTGTTCGAGTTTGGCCTCAAGCGTCCAGTCGTAGATACCGAACCCGGTCTTCAGGATGCCTTGGTACGGCGACCGCGTCTGGAGAGCCGGAACGTTGCGAGGCGTGCCGAAGCACAGCGGCCAAGCCTTGCCGATCATCCGAGGATCGACGTAATCGAAGTCGCCCTCCTCAATCGAGAATCCGTACTCGACGTCTTCAATCTGTTGGATCACGTCGAAGCGTACCGTCCGGTCGCTTTCGTGCCACTCTATCGGACTGGACACCTGCCCGTTGAAAAGCAGGAAGCGCTCGCTGAAGTCCAGTCCACGGTGAAGCAAGTATACTTCCACCGGCTGCTTGTGGACATCTGTGCTATCGAGTATGTCTTTGATTGTACCATCAACGTCGGCCAGCACAACGCTGAGCTGCTGCGAGTCGCCGGACGTACCTTGCGAAACGCCCGAGATCGTGATGACGTTGTCGAGGCCGCTGACCTCCTGGATGGTGCCGCTGACTCGGTGGGCCGGGATGGCGATGTCGCCGTACCGCTTCACGTTGCCGTCGTCGGACCATTGTATGTCCAGAATGACCGTCGGCTCCGTACCTTGGTTCTTAGCGAGTTCAGCTAGGCTGGTGGCGGAGATAGTTCTCATTGCTTCATGCCCTCAAATTCGATCTGGATAGTCGCCAGTGATCGTCCACCGGCGCTGCCGCCAGTTACGGCTGTGGCGTACTCGAACTCATTGGGATTCGTCGTGATCCATCCGAGCCACCGCTGACCCTCGTGGTCAAGGAGTTCGATCTCCGTTCGGTAGTAGGCACGGATAAAAGCCCTGAGTTCCAGGGCCTTCATCCGAGTGAGTCGAAAGCGCATCAGGAGCCGCTTGCGGCCATCCTTCTGCTTGACGTACGAGTACAGCGTATTGTTCATGCTACGCTTAACGACGACGTCCGCCGTGAAGCCTTCGGTGTCGCCAAACTCAGGATTTGGCAGAAACGTGTAGGTCGAGATTAGTGGGACAGGTGCGGCCAGTCTTACTGCCATTACTGTAGCTCCCCGTCGAATTCGAACGACATATCGACGATGCCTCTCCGTGACCGGATCAGCGGTTCGTCTGGGTTAATGACGATGCCATGCCAAGTTCGACCATCCCAATCTCGTAAGCCTACCGTAAGTCCCAATGTGCTCAGGAAAAACGATTGTACCGACTGAGCCTGTGTTTCGGACAGACCAGTGAAGCTCAGAACCAGACTCTGAATCTTCGGCCACGACGGATCGGCAAACACCTGCAAGGTGCCGCCTCGCGACTCGCGATTGATTCTAGTATTAGTCAGCCGATCCCGGTCACCCATGCGAGGAGCCCGGATCTCAACGGCCATCGTCGGCGTCGTCAACGGATAATACAGTCGGACGTTGTCGTAAGGCACCAGCGTCGGGCCGACCAGCGAAGGCGGCGTCGGAGCGTCTGGGTCCGAGCTGTATCCGAGGATCGGATCGTACTGACAGGTACTGCCTTCAATGTTCTCGAACATGAACGCGTGCTGGAAGAAAAGGTTGTCGCTCGCGGAGAGCACCCTTTCAAACTCCGTGCCCACAGACTGTTCGAAGATCAGGTCGTGCTCGAACAGGTAAGTCAACTCCTCCACGATGACGTGTGAGAAGATGATGCCGTCCGTGAACGTATACTCTTGTGGGAAGCCCGCGAACTGTCCGAAGACGAGTCCGCTGCTCGCTGACAGATCCTGAGCCGTAGCCAGGATGTGAACCGCCCAGCCGTTGTCCGTGAAGACGAGGCCGCTACTCGCGGATCGCTCCAAACCGCCAGGAATGATTTTAACCCCAACGGCAGTATCGTTAAAGGTGACCGTCTGCGTGAAGCCAATGGAGTCTGCCCACGCTTGGTGGGTGAAGATCACCGTGTCGGGCTCTGCCGCCAAGTCCGTCGGCAAACCAGCCGACTGGCTAAAGATCAAGTTGCTAGAAGCACTAAGCGCGACCGGCGTGTAGCCAACGCTTTGGCTGAAGATCAGGCTACTGCTACCGGACACACTACGGATGCCGCTCACGCCGACCGTCTGGCCGAAGATCAAGCTGTCCGCTTCGCTGAAGTTCAGCGGCCCGGTCCCTACCGCAGTCTGGCTGAAGATCAGCGACTGCGACACGGTCTCTTTCTTCAGGCCGCTGGTCGCGGAGTCACTGAAAATCAGGGAACTCGAAGCACTCTCATTATGCGTAGTCGAGGCCGAGCCGTTTGTGAGGACGGCGACCATCTGACGCGTAACGCGAATCTTGGTGTCGGCTCCTGTAGAGGCGACGTCAACCTGTTGTCGTGTAACGCGTAGCGCCATGGTATTACCCTGCTTCAACGCCGAACTGTGCGGCGTTCACGCCGCTCTCAGTCCAGGCAGATGCTGTGTCGGGATCGGTTTCGCTGATCCGATATTGCCAGTCGTATGACGTGTCGCTGGTGGACTCACCGGCGTCGGCGTCCGTCGTCGTGCCGGTCTTGATCACAGTCTTGAAAGTCTCGGTCCCGGCGGTCACGCGACGCTGGGTGTTGATTTGTAACCCCTTGACGGTGTCAACCTCCGATGGGAGGCTTTCGTAGTTGTAGAGGTCGCGATCCGTAGACGTCGAGGTTTCGACGTAACTCGTATCATCATCCGGCGGGTTCTCGTCCACCCGCTCGTAATTGTTTCCAGAATCCGGCGTCCAATCCGTGTCGTCACCGGCGGAGTCTGGCAGGATGCCGTCGATTCTAATATCATCGAGGTATCCGGAGTCGCTGACGTAGAAATCGTCGTACCACGGGCCTCCATTATGGCCTCGGAGAATGACCTGTTCGAGATACTGGCCGCTCGTCCTGGTATCAACATTTGTCGCGCTGCCAAGTGACTCCCCATCCAAGCGCACTTCCCACGCGCCCACCGAGTTGTCGATTGTGACTTTGAACTCAAGGTAGTACCAAATCTCGGCCCGAATGGAACAGTAGACGTTCGCCAGTCGGGTCGTCCCTCTGTAGACCTTGATATAGCCTGCCGGGTCCAACTTGCGATTCATGCCGAACCACGAGCCCGTCTCCCAAAAGCCCATGATGACGCGGGGCTGGATCGAATTGAACTTGACCGCCATCCCGACGTATAATGTCGAGTTGCTGCCTAAGTTGTTCGTAGACGCGTTTCGGTCGAACGACGTAGGCCACTCAAGGGACGAACCGGCATATCGACCTGACTCAACGTCCATGATTCCGAAATCATTAGGGACGGCATACCGATCTTGGAACGAGGAATCGACAGCGCCACCGGGCGTACTGCCGTAACCTTCGAATCCGTCTAGCCAAAGGATTGCCATTACCCTACCTCCATCCCGAACTGGGCGCTATTCAAACCGGACGACGTCCAGGCAGTAGCGGTGTCGGGATCTTGCTCCATGATTCGGTAACAATGCCGCCAGTTAACACCGGACAGTGGTGTACCTGCGTCATTGCTTTCGGTCGTACCACTCTTACAAACAGTCTCCAGCGTCTGGAAACCTGCGTTGGTGGTGCGGGCGTCAGTATTGATTTGGATACCGACTACGTCGCTAAGTACGCCTGTCGGAAGTGAGTCGTAGTTATAGAGGTCAGTATCAAGCGAGGTACCGGACTCGACGTAACTGGTGTCCTCGTCAATGCCGTCCGTCTCATTGACGCGGTCGTAGTTGTTTCCTGAGTCGGGCGTCCAATCCGTATCGTCACCGGCGGCATCCGGATAGATCGCATGGACGCGAGCCTCACCGTGGTTGGTGGCGTTGTCGATCCACCAATCGTCCCACGTCACGTTGACGTTGTTGTTAGCCCACAGCCGCACCCACCGAAACTCTTGCGTACTCCCGCTCTGGGTATCCATAGAGGAACCTGAGAGAACCGTAGATCCGTCGATCTTAAGCTCATAAGCACCGTTCGGGGAATTGCCGAGCGTAACATCAAACGTCAGGTGGTACCACGTGCTGCCTGTCAGGCCCAGGCCGGAAGTCGTAGCGATGTTTGTGCCGCCACGATACACGCTCAGCTCACCGGAGTTCTCCAGGCGAACGTTCATGCCGTCAACCGAGTCATTACCGCCGACTTCTACGAAGACCAGCAGAGTCCGCTGAATCGTCGGGCCGCCAGAGAGCTGAAAGTTGAACCCGGTTATCATCCGAGTCTGAGCACCGAGATCTGGTGTCGTCATACTACGGTTGAAAGATACCGGCCACTTCAAAGCTTTGCTATTTGTGTAGCGACCGGCCGCCATGTCCATTACGTCTTCATCGGCACTGATGATGTAACGGTTAAGGATCATCGTCGGATCGGGCGGATCGGGTGTCGAGTCCTCGTAGCCTTCGAATCCTTCTATCCATAACAATGTCATGACACTCTCCGTTTTACGTCGTTGGAGGAAAAGCAGCCGGAGTAGGGGACGAGCCTACCCCGGCTTGATTTCAAACTCAATCAGCTTGTCGAAGCGTTGACCGTGTAGGTCACCTTCAGCTGATCGCCGTTGGAGACTGCAACGTCGCCGCCGGAGAACAATGCGGTTGACCAAAGAACATTACCGGCGGCCGTGTGGTCGCCCTTCGTCTGGGCGTTCGTCCCGCCACAGATGAAGATACCCTTGACAGTACCGCCAGCGGTAATGTCGAAGATCGCCTTGGTCGTGGTATTGGTGATCGACTGGCCGGAAGCTGCGTCGGGCGGCCACTCCGGACGAGTCGTCGCAGAGTCGGTGTTGTTCGCGTCCGTGTAGGACTGGAACGTATCCCAACCGTTACCGGCTTGGTCGATGTCGTCGTAGGTGTCCGTCGGGTCCAACGCCGAGTAGCCCGTCAGGTTAATCAGGCCACAGTACCATGCTGTGATCTGAGTGCCGCTGTCGAAGTACACGTTGAGGTTGTTATTCAACCCCTCGTTGGTAATCCCGTTCGGGACTTCGTAAATGCCGATCAGTTCACCGTGTTTGTTACGGTGCTCCACGTTGATCGTACCGGCTTGACTGAACATGCCAGTGACGGTCTTGTGGTGCTGATTCCGGCTCGCGTCCCCGCCCCACGGTCCACGCGGCGTCTTACCGACGACAACGTCGGCTTGATGCATGTGGCTATCAGCCTTGGATTGCGCTTGGCGCTCCTGGCGTGCCCGCATGGCGGCGAAGCGACGTCGTCGTTCACGCTGCCTTTCGTTCATCAATTTCTCCTCAGATTGAAAGTGTTGCGACGGGTCTCGCGTTTGATCTGTTTCATCACTTCGCGAGCCGTATCTCGCGCACTGGTGGCCTCGGTGACATTGATATTAACATCACCGAAGTTGAATGCTTCCCCGCCGCTCTCGCGTGATACCGGAGCGATACCGGCATTCATCGCCTGGATCTGCGGGAAGAATCTCCGTGTTGCGTCCACCGTGTTGACCGACTCACCTGGGGTAAGTGCTGTCAGCACACTGTCCGAACCGAGCTGTCCACCTAACGCGCGATAGTCAATTTTCGGAATTAGCCCGCCAAACATCTTGTAAATCAGACCGCCGTGTTGACGGCCCTCACCGGAATCCGCCGCAGCTTTCGCTGCTTGGGCTTGTCGGCGTAGAGCCTCGGTAGTCTGATCCGTGGCGGTTTTCTGGGCACGCTGGGCGTCCGCTGCCTGGTTAGAGGCCGTCACCGCATCCTGTCCGGCGTCCGACGCCTCGACCCCTTGTTCACCGAATGCGTCGTTCAATCCGTCAATCGCCTGACCGAGTGGGTTCAACGTTTCCGCCGTCGGTGCGGCTCGCACTCCTTCAGCCGTGCTGTCGTACAAATCCTTTAGAGAAGTGGTGAGGTTCTCGATGTCCGAGGCAACACTCGCGTAGCCTGCGTTCCTCAAAGCTTCAGCGCCTCGCGACAACCTAACCAAAGCATCGTTCAATGCTAATGGGTCGAGGTCTTCCGGGTTCAACGCGTCCTTCGCTTGTCGAGCCGCCTCACCAATCACTCTCGCCAGATTGAGAACGCCGGTCTGGCTATTCTCGGATCGGAGCCCGATGTCCTCAAGTAGTTCACCGGCGATCTGTACCGGAGCCAAGTTGGCCCCGATGTCTAACAGTCTGGCTGTAAAACCCTCCGTGCTCTTGTTAAGGGTGTTCAGACCACCACGGTCCTGCAACTGTGCCAGCTTCTCCGTAAGTGATGCGGTCGCTTCCTGCGTCCGAATCAAGGCGTCGTTGTAGTTCTTGGTAGAGGTCTGTACCTTCAGAGTCGCCTTCTCGGCGTTCTCCAAATCCTTAGGTATCTTCGCAATCTCGTTCTGTGCGTCACCGAAGCCTCGGAACAGTTCGTCCGTAGCAACTAGTTTCGAGAGGGCGACCTTCTTACTGGCAGGTATCGACTCAGCTTGGCGATTCAGGAGTTCCAGAATCCGATCAATGCTGACCGTGAACGCGTCACTGATGTCAACCTCTTGGCCGGTGAGTGGATCGCGTAGAGCCGCCTCAAACTTCTGGCGGATAACCGCGATGTCCGGATCATAACGCTCAAGGATCTTGGCGTTCGCACCGGCTCTCGCCAGCTCTTGCTCAATCGTATCAGTTATGGCCTTAAGCTCGGCCTTGGTCTTAGCCGGGTCAAACTCTGGGTTGACTTCACCATCGCTGATGATGTCAGTCAGACGTTTGGCCTCCTCGTTCAACGCCTTCAACCGGACGGAGCGAGCTTCTTCCTCGGCACGAATACTATTCGCTGCCGCGATCTCCCCACGCTCCAGGGCGATTCTGCGTTGGACGAGTTCCTCCTGCTGACCTAAGACTCTCCGTACTTGCTCCTCCGCTCGGAAGATATTAGCCGCATTCTTCGACTGATCGGCAGACGATACAGCTTGCTTGGCGATGGCCGCCGACTGCTTAAGCAGTTGTTGAGCACGTGCCGTGTCTCCATCGGAGAGTACCCTGTTGGCGTCCCGAGCCAGCTCTTGCGAGCGTCGAATCTGAGCCCAGACCTTCTGCGTCTCGTCCAGCCCACGCAAACTTCGTGAGAAGTTGAAGCTGTCGAGTGTGTCGCCAATGCCGATCAACTCGTTCTGTAGGTCGTTGATCGCTTGGCTTGCCTGCTGCGACGTGTCGCGGATCGCTCCGACGAATCGCTCATACTCACTGAGTCTAGAATCAACCTGGGAAGCGAGGCTGCCGAAGGTCAGATTCTGAACTTGCTCAGCCAGCTTGGCATCTTCGAGGAACAGCTTTTGTTTCTCGGTCAGATACCGCTGCGTCGCGGACAGGACTTCATTCTCAGTACGGCGGGCGGCATCGCGTTGCAGCTCGAAGCTTCGCTGTGCCGACCTTGCGTTTGCCTCGTTACTCTCCTGTAGGAACTCGGCAACCTCACGGGCCGTGACCCGCAATCCGTTGAACGCCAGCCCAAGACCGACTACCGCTGACCCGGCCAGGATGGCCCAGCCAATCGGGTTGGTCAACAGGAAGGCTTTGATCGCTGCCGTGCTCGCCACAATGGCGGCAGTTAGCGATGTCTGTGCTGCAATCCACGTCGTTGTCGCACCAATGATTCCGGTTACGCTGACGACGTAAGCGGCAGCGGCGGCACCGATGGCGACACCGAACGTCACCAAAGCGGCTCGGGCACTACCGAAGGCGTCACTGACGAGATTCATTCCTTTAACGGCGACTTGACCGAACTCGATAAAGTCGTTCTTCAGGGAGTTCAACTCCTTCTGGAACTGCTTGGCGTCCGTGTTGAAGACCTCGTCGAAAGCATCCTGCAGGTCGCCAGCACCGGCGGCCTCGATCTCCTTCAAGTTGTCAGCGAATCGTTCCGCATCACTACCGGTCAAGCCCAAGACACCACGGATGGCTCGGACGCGGTTGAACAGCCCACCGATTTCCGTCGCCGTCTCGCCCGTCGTGTTGGCGAGTTCTGACAGGAATCCCTGGAAGCCGAATGCTTGGATACCAGCTTCAGCTGATGCTACACCCAGTTCCTTATACGTCTGCTTCAAGTTCTCCGTCGGGCGGATCAACTTCAAAGTCGTATTGTTGATCAGGGTGAACGCTTCGTTGTATTTCAAACCCGTAACGGTCAGTGTGGCGATGGACGACAACACTTCGTCGAGCGAGATGCCGAGCTGTGCAGCCAGCACCGTAACACGACCGAAGGTGTTAGCGAACTCTTCACCACGGATACGACCCAACTCAATCGTCTTGAACAGCTTACCGGCGACGTTCTCGGCTTCAGAAGCCGCGATGCCGTAAGAGTTCAAGGTCGATGACAGCAGGTTCACAGCGGAAGCGGAGTCGGTAACAGCAGCGACGGCGAACTTGTTAGCCGCCGCGAGAAACTCGAAGTTCTCCGCACCTTCAGCAACCTGGTTCGACAAAGTCTGATACAAACCTTCCGCAACCACGTCAACTGGTTGTGCGAAGGCGTCCGACAGGCTTCTGATTTTAGAAGCAATCTGCTCGGTCGTCAGCTCAAGCTGTTGACCGATCGTTTGGATTTCTCCAAGGGCAACTCCGTACTCAACCGAGTTCTGGATGCCGTCGGCAAAGGCGTTCGTGATCAGCGTGATCGCACGGTGGATAGTCTGGATCGCAAAGATCCGCACCACCGACTTCCATGAGAGCAGAACAGCTTCGCCGGATTGTTTACCTTTCTTTCCGAGGTTATCAAGATCGACGCCAGCGGCCTTGGCTTGTTCGCGAAGCTGCTGGAATGCAACCTCCGTGTCCGTGCCGATATTCTTAAGGCTCGATCCAACCTTCTCGGTACTCTGTGCGGCCTTACCGGAGGCGTCACTGACACCAGTAAGCCCCGCACTGATCTGCGTGTATCCCTGTTGGATTTGTCCGAGGTTAGTGTTAGACTGCTTGAAGCCTAGCGTGGCTGCGGACAGCTCACGCATAGCCGCAGCCGACTTTGCGAGGTTTGCAGCGAACCGACCGCCTGAACGGTTGAAGCTCCGCGTCCCCTCCGCCGCCTCTCGGACAGCAGCGTTGTATCGCTCCATCTCTTTGGTCAACTCGGCCAGGGAGCGTATCGCTCCATCGGCCTCGAAACCTAGAGAGGTAGTGATTTCGTCTGCCATCAGTTTACCCTCTTGATGATTCGACCCCTAATAACGGGCCTGGGCAGGCGGATAGTTTTAGCGAATGCACGGAACGCTTCAGCACCGGCGGGCAAAGACTGCCACGGTGAAGACTTACCGACACCTTCTTCGGTTTCACCTTGCACGTAGTGAGGGACCGAAGTGGAGAACTTGAATCGAAACTCTGGTAACGCGACGATGAACTCCCCGGTGCCCAACGCTTCACCCTTGGGAATTCGACTCTTGGCCTTCAACGGCCCGATAAAGATTTTAGCATCGCCCGCCTTCGTCAGTCGCAGCAAAGACCCTTGGGCCATACCGGACCAGACTGGGACGGCGTTGGTGACGACATCCAACCAAATCTCAAGAGCGGTGTGTAGGTCCCTCTCAAGAGATGCTTCCAACTTAGCCTTATATTTATCGAGGTCAAGAAACAAGCCTCGGAATCGGCCTTTGAATTTCATGACTACCTCGCAAAGATTTTGGCTAGTTGGTTGAGATCGTCTACGCGTTCCTTGCGATCTTCCATCATCCGTATTTGATCGTAAGCCAACAGGTCTGCCTGTACGTCAACGGGCAGGTCGTCCCACTCGGACCACGGGCAGATGTTAAAGCGTTCGCAGGCACGCCATATGGCGAAATCCATTGTGCGACTCGGCGCTAGGATTACTCGCTTGGAGGAGCCTGCTTCCCAGCTAAAAAACGTTTCCTTGCCTCATCGAGGGCGGCCTCGCTCAGGCAGTTGGCCCGCATGACACCGGCCACAACTCGGTTCACTTCGACGTCGCTCAGGCCGGATTCGATCAATTCTTTCCGGAAGTTAGGCCACGTTAAGTGATCATCCAGCTTGACTTCTTCCCATTCCAAATCTTCGGTGCCGTCGGCAAGTCCCTTGATGACCATGTAAGCGACGCGCTTCTGGCCGAATGCCTCGACGGCTTTCTTGTAGTTTGAGTCTTCAACGTTTGTGATTTCGGTGCCGTCGGCCATGCGCCTTCGCGGAGGCTGCGGTGGCGGGCAGAGTTTGTCAAAGTTGTCGAAGTCACCGATGGCACGAGCCATCATGACGATGTCCCCATCGGGACGCGGGAGTACGATGGGTTCGACATGGATACCGGGTCGTTTGCCGTTCAACTTCATAGGGATACTCCTGGTTGTGAAAGATACCCAGGGCGGGGACGGCCCCGCCCTGAGTATAGAATCAATTGGCCTAGCGGTGGTCGTTGGTACGACTGATGGTCGCCTTGGCCGCGTTGCATTGGCCAGTCACGGAAACCGAAGCGGCATCCGAGTCGTGGCTCAATTGCGTGTAGAAGAACTGCGGAAGCTTGATGACTTCGTGGAGCACCGTACCGCAGTCCGGAGCATTCACGATTTCGATGTCAACAACGAAGTCGGCACAAGGATCGGAAGTGTTTGAGGACACCCAATCCGATGCCGCACCTTGCTTCTTCAGGACGTCTTCGACGGTCGGGATCGCGCCACCGCTGACGGCGGACAGGAATTCCCACGTGAAGTCGAAGGACACGTCCATCGGCTGCTCGTCGCCCTGCTTGTAGGTGTCGAGCTGACCACGGTTGCGGAGGTATTCCACTTCGCGGTTCTCGTCGTAGGTGAAGTTACCTTCACCGAGCTTAACCTCAAGCTCTTGCGGGCCGAACGTGATGGCCTCGCCACCGGTCAGAGCACTCGCCAACACGGGCGTAATGTCCATGCTGGTCGTGGTCCCTACCGGATAACCCTTGGTCGTCTCGGTGACGACGGGCTCGGTCGAGTCGTTCAAGTTGATGTCGGCGGTCGTGCAGATCGCGATGTCCGTGCCGGACACGCTAGCACCACTGAACGTCAACACGATGTCCGAGCTGTTTATCGCGGTACCCGTCACGGCGATGTCGCCAGCGGTGTAAAGCGTACCGTCAACAATCAACCCGGCCACGGCGGCGTCCACAGCCGTCTGGATTTCGGCAGCGGTGAAGTCGAAGTCGAGGGCCGTGGTCGTGACGGATGCTTGGCCGGGCAGCGTGATCGTGAGGGACCACGTACCGGACGTCGAAGCGATCTGTCCCAGCGTCTGGACTTCGTTCACAGCGGAGCCGGTGACCGTGCGGTTGGTCACTCGGTAAGTCGTCGTATCGCCTGCAAAGGTGACCTCAGCACCGACGGGAACGGTAGCGGGCATCGTACCGGTCGTGATTGGTACGGTAGCTGCGCCGAGAAGAGCGCCAGCGGCCCCGACGGTCGGGGAGCTGGTACCGTTGCCGAAACCGTCCAGGAAGTAGACGGTCGCGTTCTTCAGGTCAAACGGAGCGTAGGCGACCAAACGAGGTTTGGCTTGGAGAAATTCCACGTTTTAGTCTCCTTGATGAAGATGGATCTCAAATGTTGCTTCTACCGTGCCTTCTTCGACTCGGTACTTTGGATCGGTCTGACCGAAGTGGTTGACCAGTACGTTGTCGTTCTTGGCTCGGTTCTTCAACTGTAACGTTCCGAGGAGCGACTGATCGTCGTTTGGCCCGTCCCCGTAGCGGTAGATGCAGTGGTCTTGACCGAGCCAGTTAGCAACTTGCCCGGCTAGACGCCGCATTTTATGAAAATCATCGTCGTCCATATACGAGCGGATGAGGAGATTGATTTCGCATCTCAGAATGAAACAACCACGCGACGGTTGACGTCGGTATGGGCCATCCATCCGAAACTCAATCAGCTCCGTGTCGGTCGGTAGTCCGCGATGCGTTCCTTCGATGAAGATTTGGTAAGTCCCGCCGAACTGCGTCTGTAAGTCCCCCGACATTGTCGCGAAGATCCAGCGGTCCCAGTTTTCATTTCCAGTTAGTGACATCACGATACCTCCGCACTAGCCGAGTCCGAGAAGATACTTCGCACGCGAGCAGAAACGTTGCGAACATCCCGGACCGGAGCACCCTCGACACGTTGGCCGACAATAATGTATCCAGTCTCAAACTCAAATTTGTGAACCTCAGTAACGTCCCAACGAGCATTCTCGAAGGTGAAGTAGTCCCGCATGCGCGGTTCGTAGTCGCCTGCGTCCTTTGCGTCTAGAATCAATCGACGCCTTGACGTGTCGATGACTGCACCGTAGGTGAAGTTTTTCGCGTTCGCAATGTACGACAAGTCGTACACAAACTTTTGCTCCTCCATGTAGGGGAGCACAATGACGCGGTTGAAGTCCCACGTCTCTTTCGTGACGGTCTTCTTGCCGGTCCGCGTGTTCAGTGTCTCTGTGTCACGCAGGAAAGTTACATTACCTCCGTAACGTAGCTTCAAGCTGTAGAGAACATTCGAGATGAATCTCGTGTTACGTTGGTAATTTGGCATGTTAGAACCATCCAAATCTGGTAGCAAGTGACTGCAACCCGACAGCAGCGATGGCTCCGACTAGCATCTTGATGAGCCAGGAGCGGCTTGCTTCGGTTTGTTCCAATCGGTCAACACGTATTGAAAGTCCTGGGGTCTCTCCAGGAACACCGTTAAGGACGTTGACTACTGTGTCTAGCTTCTCGTCCATGTTGCGAAGGTGCTCCCGAATGACCGCGACATCAGCATCAGTCATGGTAACACTCCTCGAAAATTACCGCCTCCCGCCCCGAAGGGCGGGAAGCAGCAATTGATTTCAAACTCAAAACTACGCGAGCAGGACGGCACCCAAGTTGGTGTCAAGCACCTTGGTACCGAACAGCACGTCTACGGTGACCAAGTGGCCTTGGCCACGGCCTTCGTAGCTGATCGTCACACGCATGGCCAAGCCGTTGTAGCTCGCCACGGCGCTCAGTGCACCAGCGCCCTGGCGGGGCGGCGCGAGCGGTCGCATGACCATCGCGAGGGCTTCGCGGTTGAACGCGAAGTTGGTCGCACCGGCGGGACCGTAACCGACCACGTCGTTGTTGGCGATGGCCGTGTCCAGGCCGCGATCCAACTCGATGTAGTAGTCCGAACCGTCGATGCGGACGTCCACGATGCCGTATTCGCCGGACAGAGCGACGTTCGGCGTGCCAGCGGTGTTGAAGCTGACGAGCTGACCAACGTGAGGCACGCCAGTGCCATCCACTTTGATCTCTTTGTCGTATCCAGCCGGATAGGCGGAGACGCCAGTGTGGCCCGCGAGGTCAACCAAGCCGGTCGTGACCGTGTGGATGTCTTCGGTGGCTGCCGTCAACGCAACGCGGACGGGACGGTTGATCGTGAGATCATTCGTCGCGATCCCGGTGATGCGGTAAGGAGCGGCATCCGAGTCGAAGTAGATGTACTCACCAACGGCGAACGCAGCACCCGAGTCGACCGGAATGGTCGTGGCGCCAGCGGCGACGTCAGCGGAGAGTTCGTCGGCGTCGGTCGTGTAAGCCGCAGCGTTCACGAACGGCGTGTTCTGAGCCATCATCACGTCGAAGCCGAGCAGTTCGCCCAGGCTCGCGGTGCGGAGGGCCGTACCGTCGTCACCGATGGTGTTGGCGGCGTTGAACAGGTCCAGTTCGAGGATGTCCGTCTTGGTGGACGGGCTGACGATCAGATTACGACCATCGACGTACGCCTTGTTGACGTCCATCTTCTCGCCCAACTCAAGCAGCTTTCGCTTGACGTTCGAGCTGGTCAGACCACCCAGGTCGCCCACGGCGTTGCCGAGGTACTGGTGAGCCTGGTTCATGAGGATGCGGTCAACCTTACGGGCCACGGACAGAGCCGCCGGTCGCAGGTAAACGCGTACCAGGTCTTGGAACGCGTAGGCTTCCTCTTGGTCCTTGATCGTGAAGGACGTGTGGATGTGCTGGTCCAACTTCACCGCCACGTTTTCGGCAGTCGAGTTCTGAACCGTCACGTCGTCGTTCGCACCCTTACGCTTCGCGGTGTATTCACCGGGTCGGCGGGTGTTGACCACGTCGCCGTGGCTCTGGATCTCGTCGGAGAAGTCGCGGTGGACTCGGTTTCCGATGACCATGTTCTCTTCGAGGATGGCCAGCGATTCTTGTGCCCACAACTCAGGGTTCCAGGCGTCCAGGCTGTTGTCATAACCGACGAAACAAACAGTGTTTTTGAGAAAATTCACGTTGTAGCTCCTAACGGAACGGGTTTGATTTTAGAATCAAAACGGTCCCGGATATTTCCCCATTGACTAGGTAAAGAGTTCCGGTTTCTCTCTACGTAGCCGCCGATATTCGGCTGGGTTCTTGGCGAGTTCAGCAAGGTCCGTCGATTTTCCGGAGCGGACATTCCGTTTTCCGCCGATCCCGGACTTCATCTCGTCGTCGAACAGATTCTGATGCTCTTTCATCTCTGTCATTCGCGAGACGGCCTCGTCGATGGAGTATTCCATCACGATTGGCTTCTTCGTCTTGCTGTCAACGTCGGGGAAGCGAACCACGGGAACCGTTTCGCCAGTCGGTTCGCCGTCGTCATCCTGAAGTGCCTTGAACTCAACCATCGGGTTAAGGATGGCTGCGATTTGAGAGGCGCGGTGCGCTTTGTTCGTCTCAGCTGCTCGACTGATCTGATTGCGTACCGTTTCGGTCTCGTATTGACGCCTCCAGTTCTGGGCCTCAGTAGTTAAAGACTCGATCTGTTGAGTGTGCCGCTGCCGCTCCTCTTGAGCGGTGCGCTCGGCTTTCTCTTGGTCCGTCATGTACTTGCTCTCAAGATCCTCGATCTTTTTGGTGAGCGAAGTACGTTCTTCGTCGGACAAGCCCTTGAACTTTTTTGCCTTCTCAAGCTGAGCGGCAAGCTGCTTCTGGGCCTTCCGTGTCTCCTCCAGTTGTGATTCGTACTTGCGGCGGAGGCCAGCTTGGTGGGTGTTGAATTCTTCTTCGGTGTAGGTCTTACCACCACCGTCGCCACCGTCACCATCGCCGTCACCGTCGCCGTCGTAACCTAAGTACCGAGCGCTGTTGAGGATAAACTCAAGATTCATTGTGTCCCTTTCAGGATACCCTACTGATTCGTACGCCCCTGTATTGCCCAAGTAGTGGCTTCAGATACTGCCATGCAAGGAAGCTGGGAATACCCATCGCTTTGTGTTCGGGGACAGAAGTGCGGTTGTAGGTTGAACGCACACTACTGTAGCCCTCGGCAGACGCGCCGAGGTTCTCGTATTCGAGGTCTGGATTCACGCCATCCAGCAAGGCGTAAGCACATTCGTAAGTCGCAAACTCTACAACTTCGGGAACAGTCGTTGTGTCGTAAACACCATTAGGATCATTGCGGGGCCACTCCAGAGTCTGGGTGGCCACCGCTTTTGATCCTCGGAACTTCAGTCGGTCAATGCGACGGGAAGCCTCGGCTAACGCACGGTTACGCTGGTCTTCCGTCGCTGATTCCCACGCTTCGACGACTAGCTTCGTTGCGAAGTACGCATCGGCTTTCGTCGTTGTACCGTAGTTAGCCATCAGTTCATCCTACCTTGAGGGTTCCACTGTCGTTGTACCAAGTCGTTGTGGGGCTGGCTGTCGGAGCCACGCCCGCTGTCGCCTCGGTAACAACCGGAGGCGTCGAGTCGTTCAAGTCAACGTCAGCCGTTGTGGCCAGGGCAATAACCTTCTTCGCGACGCTTGTGCCATCGAAGGTCATTGTCAAGTCGCCTGCATTGATGTCAGACGCACCACTTACGCTGATGTCGCCATTCGTCCAACCAGTGATACTGGCGGTTGTCGCTGCCGTATCGAGAGCTGTCTCCAGCTCGGCGGCGTTGATGTCAAACGAAAGACTGGCGGTCGTAAATGTCTCACCATTAGGCATGGTGACAGTCATCGTCCAGTTGCCAGAAGTCGAGGCGATCTGTGCCACGGTCTGCACTTCATCGACACCGGCACCAGGTACGGTGCGAAGTGTGCCGTCGGCTCCGATGTGAAGCACCTGGAGTTGCGTCTGCAACGCCTGAACTTCCTCTGTCATCTTCGCCCAGTCTTCGCCGTCCGGTCCACGCTTAACGTCAGCGTCCGGCCGCGAGTCAGATGTTCCGTCCCAGACGGATGTTGGATAGCTAGCACCCATGAGTTATCTCCCTTATCCTGCTGACACGGTGATCGTGCCGCCACTGTTCCATAGTTGACCAGCCACCGTGGGGTCAGATGTTGGTAATACGCCGGCGGCACCTATGCCGAGAGGCTGCATTTGAGTTTGGATCGCTCGAACTTCAGCTTCGAGCTGTTCCCAATCATGTCGGTCCGGCTCTCGCTTGACGTCGGTGTCCGACCGTGTCTGCGATGTGCCATCCCACACTGATGTCGGGTAGTTGGCTGACATTGCTTTCTCCAGAGTTACGCGAGTTCTCGCCAGTTGAGAGTCGTATAGACGCTGATGCTGTTCGTTATCGGCTCGACAACGAGTGAGAGCACGTCGGACGTGCCCGCGATGCTTGAACCAATAACTTCAGCGTCTTGGGCAGGAATCGTGATTGACTCCCGACCCGAAACAACAAACGAAGCTAACACCGTACCGTTGGCGATTGTGGTACCAGTTGTGGTCGGAAGCATAACCTCCACAGAACTGTCAGCCAATCCTCCCCAAGCGGTCGGGTTCGTGATGGTTCCGTTCAGTAACACGGAGACTCGAAAGACTCGTGACTCCTGACTACTGGACACCGCAGACAAGCCAAGTATCTGCAAAACCGCATCGAGATGCGTTGATTTTAACCTCATACTGATCAGCGGATAGGCTGCCGTGTTGGCTAACCCAGACAAGCTGTCGTTGCTGAAAATGCCACGTGTCATTCCGACGGGATCGTGTCCGGCCTCTGATGCAACACTGGCACAAATACAAACCAAATCGTCCGCCGGGCCGGAACCGCCATTCTCAATCGAGTAGCGAATCGGCAAGTTCGGCGTCGTCATGTACGGAAGCGTCAGATTGTTGGCGTTCAGGAACTGGTGCGTCATGTAGATAATACCGTCTATGACAACACCGCAGCGAACGCGTCCAACACCCAACCACTCCAAATCGAAAAACAGAATTTGCGTCTTTGTCCAGTCCAGCGTGATGCCGGACGGGCCGGTTCCGTCCATCTTATCAACGTTCCAGGAATCCTGTGCGACGACTGTATCGGCGATCCCGCCACTGACAGACGACCGGCAAACAATGTTCATGGTCGTTCCGTTGAGACGGTAAAAGATTCCGTTTTCGTCGTCGAAGTAACCAACCTCCTTGATGTTTCCCGCGTTCCCACCGTTGAAGTTGGTTGTGATCAGAATCATGTGCGACTTGCCGGCTTGGTAATTGAACCGCCGCTTGGTTTGTCGCACTCTATGTCCGGAAGTTGTTGCACCGACCGCCAACGTCTGCGTCGATTCGTCCGTACTATGCGTGGACGTGGTACCGCTCCCGGTGACCTGCTGATCGTCCCAAATCAGTGGGTGGGAATCATTTACCAGTTTGCCATCAAACAATGTGACAGGTTCGCTAACGCGTTGTCGGCCGAAAGCGTCAATGCCAGCATTGTCCTGAGGCGTCGTTCGTACTGCATTTAAGTAGCTCATACTATGTACCAATTCGTGCCATCAGTTACGACTTGCATTGAGTTCCACAAGTCAGGGTTAACCTTGCTAGATGCCCCATCAATCGTTTCAGCCGCGTTGGGCAGCACCGTGACGGTGCCAGCGCCTGCGACCTTCTTGACGTTAATCGGAACCCCGCCTTGTGCGCCAGGGTCCGGTAGAGTGATTTCAATATCACCTGACGTTGCATCCACCAGCACGTTCTGAGCACCGGTAGACAGAGCTGTGTCACCGGACACCGAAACCGTGGTGGCTCCGGTGTCTGTTGGGTTGTCGGTCAGGAATTGTTGTATCGCAATAACCTCCTGCGATATGCGGTCAAAGTCGATTCCGTCCGGCCCGCGATTCACACTATAGTTCTGTCTGGAACGTGTCGTCCCATCCCAGATACTATTTGGCCATGATGCTGTCATTCTACTTCCCTTTGACCTTTATCCTTGCCTCTCACCAGTTTCTTGCCGTCGGGGTTCTTCTCAGGATCTTGGGAGGCGGCCTTCTCATCTTTAGCTGCCTGCGGGTCCGTTGTATCCAACCCACGAGCCGCCAAATTCTCAGCCGTCTTCGCTGCTTGAGCTTCTGCCCGCCTGATTTCAAGATCAAGTTTCTCCTCGTGGGCTTTCTTCGCCTCGCCCTCGGGATAACCCCGAGCTTTCGAAGCGAACTCACGAGAGACCAAACCAATCTCGACGTCCGTTCGGATCTGATCCGCGTCCGCCGTGGGGAAGTCAGATTTATCAACTTCTGCCAGCATCTTATCGAGAGTCGAATCAGCCACTTTTCCAGCCAAGAGAATCTCAACGATTTCCTTGTGTACTTCTCGGCGAAACGTGTGGGAACTGACATCGACGGCGGTTTTCGCGAGTTGCTCCGCGTCTTTCCGCCTGTCCTCGTCAGAGCGAAGCGAGTATCGCTCTGGGTAGCCGACTGTGCTTTCTTCTCTGAAGCCTTCGTAATCACTCCAGATCTCCACGATCCGTCGCTCGGCGTGCTCAAGCACCATACCGATAGCGGACAAACCTGATTCCAGGCCGCGTTCATCCATCTGCTTAGACTCAGCAGACGCGAACCGTGATCGCGTGTTGGCAACCGACAGGTTGGAGAGCGAGCGAATGTCGTTCTTCAACTGTGTCTGCTTCTCCATCGACGCGTGCAGCGGCTCGGTGGGAGGCGAAATGTATCCGGGACGCTCAGCACCCATCGGGTACCGCACGCCATCTGTGGAGCCAATCTTACGCGTGACTTTGTTGTCGTCGTAAATGATATTACCATCAGAGTCCGTGGTCGTCAGCGAGTCGGATTCGCTCCAGTTCGCCGCCGCTTCGAATCTCTGATCGTACTGCTCCGTGTAGTTGGGCACGTTCGACCGCAGGATGTAACCGGCGTCGGCCGATTCCATGTTCGTCAATGCGATCTGATGATTCGCGGTGTCCGCCAGGAGCGAGGCTTGCAGCTCCATAATGACGAACGGAATCTCTTTCGTATCCAACTCCGTCGGGGCGAACTCCGACGGCTCGTAGTTCTCATCCACGGGATCGCCGGTGTCGTTGTACTGCTGAAGCAGCACGGCGTTGTCCTCGATCCAGTACAGACGGAAGTATTCGTTGTAATCCGTCACCAAGTCGAAGTCGTGGTCGCGGTCCTCGTCGTACACACGCAGCAAGAGGCGTTGAAGTTTGACCTCGTCGCCCTTGATGAAGTAGTCCCAGTTACGGATGTCTTCGGTGCGGTACGTGTACAGGTAGGGGTGTTCCATACCCCGCTGGTTCCGCGTGCGTCGGCCCTCGAACTTGAAGTTATCGACGTAGACGCCGACCTTCCCCATTGAGAGCAATTCTAGCAAAGCCTCGTTCCCAAGGAAGTGGTTCATGGTGGACCCGCACAGGTCAACCCCACCCCTCTGTCCGCGTATGGCGTCTTGCCAGCTTTCTGGACCACCGTTGCGTCTGATTGCAGGCATTCGCTGGAATATGGCATTTTGCACGTCTTTGACGGCAGCCTTAGCGAAACCTGCTACTGGCGTGATGGATTTTCGATTGATGAAATCCGTCTCATCTTCAGCGGACGAGAATTGCTTCACGTACTTCTGGATGAAGGTGTCTCCGCCATCCATAACATATCGGTATTTTTCCCAATCGGTGAACGAACGAGCGTACTCGTAGTGCACCGACGTGGCGATATTAAACTCTTTCTTTTTGGCCATTACAGGAAACTCCGAATATTCTGGTTCGTGGCGGCGGATGCTGCCAGCGGGAGGGCCATCTCGCTGTAGTTCCTCGCATGTGCGAAGTGGTCCGCTTCCTTCTTTACGTATTTGGAAATGTCGTCGCCCGATGCGTCTTCAACATATCTCTTAACCAGCGCTTTGATATTAGACCGATACTCCTTCGGCAGATCCTTCGGGAACTTGATGCGTCCCGACCGGATACGTCCGAGGGCGGTATCGAGCCAATACGTGCGGCTGACACTGACCAAATGATCTTCGTCATTCGGTGCCACGACCATCTTACGGGAGCCAACGCCCCTCGAATAGTGACAACGCTTGGCCCTTCCCCAGGCGCGCATGCACAACTCGTGTACCGAGCGTTCTTCGGGCTGCTTGTCAATCACCAGGAAGTTGACGTTGTATTCCCGCATCAGTTGGTAAATCTCGTCGAATCGTTCGACCTTGCCCACCTGCAGAACCTCGCATTCCGCACCCATGTTCAGGTCCGGTCCCATCCGTCCGATACGCCAGCCGTCGATCTCGTAGTGTAACCACTTTCCGACGTCAACGCCCATCGTCCTGATCTTGTACCCAGGGATCGGATCGCCCATCTTGCGAGTGCCGTAGCACGCGTCGAGTTGCTCGTCATTGATCTGAGCACCTTTGACGACGTGCGGTAGTCCCGCGATGGAGTTCCAGAGTTCCTGTTCCGCAGAGGGCTTGTCCTCAGCTTCGAGAGCCGTAATCGCGATCTTCCACGGCTCCTTCATGCAACTGGCGAGCTGGTTGATGTAGAAGCCACGACGTTCAGGATTGATGTCGGGCGACTTCGGTATCCACCGACCAGTTTCAACTTGTGATTTGATCTTGTCCTTGTGCTCCATTTTCTTCTTGCACAGCGGACAAATGATGTGTGACTCTTTGATTCTAGGATCAATTAGCGACTCCCCGACGACAACGAGACACTCCGGAAACGTCAGAGTGATCTCCTTCCAACAGTTCGGGCACTGGAAGTACCACGACTCCTGGGTCGTCGTTAGAAACATCTCATGGATGCCGGTGCCTGGTATTGTCGGCGTGGAAATGCCCCATATCTCGGACACTTCCTGGCCGTCAGTACGTCGCATCGCCAACTGGATGCCGTCCTCGTCCATTTCATCGACTTCGTCCAGTGCAACGAACGACGGGTCGATTGATTTCAGGCCGATGCGGCTTCGCGATCCTCTGATCCACAGGTTGGCGGCTCCCGCCCGCTTGTGGCCGACGTTCTTCACATCAGAGAACATCTGTCGGATGTGTTCGGACTCCTCTAGTGCAGGATCAAAGCGGGACGCGGAGAAGTCGGACGCGTCAGGGTTCTTGTTCGGAAAGACATACAAGCAGTTGACGCCTGTGATGTCCATTTTGAAGAAGGTTCGGTTAAGAAGCGTCTCCGTGTAGGCCATCTGGGCGGCCTTCATACCCATGTTGAACGGAGCGGTGGAGTCATGCATCGCTTTGGACCAAGGATGCATACCAAAGGACCATTTGCGGCCTTGGCGCACACGGTATGCCTGTGCCCATTGCGAACATAGCTTGATGCTCTTTCGCTTTAGGCCGCCGGTCACGATTTCTGCAAATACTTGCTCCAAAGCGTGCATGATATGACTCCGTTACTCGCCTCGCGGCACTGGAGAGTCGTTCCGTGGAACGTAGCTGCCAGGTCGCCGCACTTCGACTGACGCTTTCTGCGTCACTTCAGCGGACTTGACTGTCCGTTTGGGCTTAAAATCAATGAGTTCTCCGTCAACGATTTCAGCACCGATGCCGACTCGCGGGTCCATCGGTTCCGTGTCACACTTGTAGTCGCCTGTCAGATGGAAGTAGACGTGTCCGAGGGCACCGTTGTGTCCCGTTCGGACCTTCTTATCGTCCAGGTAAACATCCACCAAGCCCTCGGTGGGCGTAAAATCAAATCGTTTCTTTGGCACTTTAGCCATATCGAGGCTCCAAGATAACTAAGGAAAGGATAGTGAGTAGGACCTTGAGGATTGTGTCCCAATTCTCTCGAATCCACTCGCACAATGTGTCCATGATGAGGACATACCAGGGTGGTTCCACGTCGTCGAAGACGAAATCCGCCACCGTGGCGGCTCTACCCTGCCGGACAACACGCTGGTTCAGCGAAGTCACGGGGATTTTCACTTCCCCGGCGCGGACTTTCTCGCTCAGCACTACTTCCAGAGCGGTCGCGAATCTACTTCGCCGAAACGGCCCCGCGAAAGGCATGTTGAGGGCTGGGAGAGCCGCCACGCCTGCTACGAATTCACGTCTTTTCATTGATTTTACACTCCTTGGCGGCCTTCTCGATCTTGGCCGCACTGGTGATACCTACAAACTTCTTGACCACCACTCCCTTAACGAAGATGACCGTCAAAGGGAGCCCGGTGGTCTTTCCTTTGAGGTGTTGGTAGAGTTTCGGGTTTTTATCTGCATCAAACGTCGCCGTTCGATAGCCCGCTTTCTCAAGCGAGCCAATAATTTTCTTCTGACGGGGACAGAAGACGCACCATTGGGCTCCAAAGAGGACGATTGTGGGCTCGTCCCAGAGTTCCTGGTAGTCTTCGAGGCCTTCTGGTGCCGTCGGTCGAGCCAGGAGATCAACAAGCGTACTCTGGTCTTGAACTTCGCCATATCCTTGTCCACCACCGAGCGATAGACAAAATAGAGCACAAGCAATGGAAAGGCATACTTTAACATACATCCGACACTCCTAGTAGAGTTGGTGGTTATCGAATTTTTGTCGGGGATGGCCGACGTAGTTGGATAGGGCGTGGGAGTCATCCCACGGACCGAGCATAAGATCAACCGTGCTGGCGTCAGCCCAGAAGGAACCGACGGGTTGCCCCATGACCAGCGGGCCGCTATTCCAGTCGAGCCACGAACTGATGATACACGCGCCGGGTCGGCGGCCGTCGTTGAAGCCGACGGCCAGCCAGGCATGGTACCACTTCTCACGCCAACGTCCAGTGATCGGCTTCGCAAAGCCTTCACTATCTCGGACGTCGTCAATTGCGTAGTTTGAGCAGATGACCACGGGCTGTCCCAGATAGATAGCATCGCAGACGTCCCGGTAGTCTCTGACCTTTGCGAAATCTTTGATTGGATGCTTCTTCGCGATGGGCTCCAGCCAGTCTGGCACGCCAGCATCGCGATAGCGTCGTGATCGGGCGGGGTGGTAGCCGGTCAAGTTGATGAAGTTGTCACCCTCTTGATACATAGTGCGATGTAAGACACCGTATTGCTGCACGTATTGTGCTGCCCACTCGCCTATGCTACCGGCACCGCCTTCAAGTTGCCCTTTGCCGATCTCTACACGAGAACCGGCGTAGATCATCTCAACGCTGGCCTTCGCGACCCAGCGTTCTTTATCGTACTTCATGTAGATGTCGGTCGCTGTCAGCAAGTCAGCCCCGAGGGCTGTTGCATGACCGACACAATCACCTTCGCCCGGCGACCCGTCTGGGTGTCGGCTCTGGCTGTGTGGGTGGAGTTCCTCGCCGGTGGCGAGTTCGTAGTATTTCCACAGCAGAGTTCGCTTACCCCGACTGATTCCTTTGAAGTCGCCGTAGGCACGGTGGAAGTGCCTGCGGGAAGAAAGGTGCGGTATCGCTCCGAAGTGCGTTACGCGTGGCCTTTTAGGAGGGCTCGCGTACACCAAGTGTGCGAACGGCAATGCCGCTAGTGACTTCAGAGCGTCCCGACGTTTCATTTGAAAGCCCTTTCAATTCCATCTGCGATGGCGTTCCATGTTCTTTGGTAATCGTCTCTCGTGCTGAGTCCATCGTTTGCGGCTAATTCGTCGAGATGCGTTCCAAGCTTGTCGAGGAATGGCATCCAGGCTTGTAGAGAAGTTCCGAGGGCCTGCTTATTCGCGAGGGCAGTTGCTTCAAGTACCTTGTCAACTGGGAGTTCTGCACCTGCGAGGGCTCGAAAGGATTGCGCCAACTTAATGGCTTCCTCCCGTGTGTTATCGGACTCTACGAGTCGTGACCACTGTTTGATTTTAGACTCAATGGACGGTCCAGGACCCGGTCCCGGCACGCCGCCATCCACGGTAATCGAATGCGTCATCATTATGGGCTGGTTGTCTGGACCGACGCCGGACACAATCACCAGCCACATGCTCGCCTCGCGAGCTGAAAAGCACGCAACCTTGCCAAAGGCTTTGAAGTCCATACACTCTTCGAGAGTGGCATCGACGCGGACGACCTTCCAAGTGACTTCGGGAGAGGCCGACGCGGAGGCGTCGAGCGTTACGAGTTCGCCAATTTCACAGACGTCCGGTGCTTGCAGCACGAGGGCTTCGGACGTGATACCTGCGGCTCCGAGGGGAGTCGCAATGAGGGCGAGGAGGATAGCAAAATACTTCACGTTACGTACTCCTGTTAAGTTCGTACCAAGTTGCCCCTGTGTAATACAGGATTATCGACCTTCCAACTGACAGATTCATGTTACCGCTAAGGTTCAGATTACCGCCCGGTCGGAGGCGGATGTCGTCGCCTGCCAGAATCAGCAGGTCACCGACGGCACCGCCCGTTATGGTCCGGACAATCTGACCAGCACCAATCGCGAATGTCACGGTCTTCGCATAAGCGAAGCTGTCCGTGAACGTTATTACAGTGGCGGGCGGACCAAGATTCAGCCTGTGAATCTCGGTACGACGCCCACCCACCTGTTCCAACATGCCGGCGATAGCAACCAACGGTTGAAAGCCGGTCATAGCTTAATCGGTTGTTGTACCTCGATTTCGAACTCCGTGTCCGAGAGGGCGTGACCGACACGTACGACAAACTCGCCGGCGGTTGTCGGTGCCGTCTGAGTCATCATCCCGGCGGTGCCCGCATCGAGGAAGTAGTCTGCTCCGGGCGTCAATCCGCCCGTCTCCCCTGTGACGGCATCCCACTCACCCGTGGTCGCGGTCATGATACCGTCTACTAGAATCTCACCCGACGCCGCCGCTGCGATAGCTTCCGCAGCAAGGCCTTTGATTCGAATGGTGCCCTGAGCGTCGGCCTGGGCCAAGTCTACGTTACTCGCGGAGCTGGCGTAGACTGGTTGGCCGACGGCCAAAGCGGCGTCGGCGGTGCGGCCAACGCGGTTCCCCACGTCAATCCGATCACCTGGTTGCAGCTGTTCGAGTTGCCCGTTCGTTATAACGAGCGGCTTCTTTGTTGCCATCACAACCTCACAGAATGGTGTCGCAGGAATGCAAACTCCTGCGGCGAAAGTGCCTGACCTAGTTTGTGCACCCACCCCGTCGAGGGCGGTGACGTCGATAACCTACCGCTTTGGACTAGAAAGTAATCGAGGCCCACGTCAAGCTTTTTCGCTCCGGTTGCGACCGTCCAATCGTACTGCTTAATCAAGCCTTCAAGCTTCACCACCACTTTCTGTCCAGAGACTCCACCACGGCAGACAATCCCGACAATGGAATTAACCGACGGGGTGGCCAAAACGATTCTAGAATCAAGGAGCCGTACGACTTGGCCCACGTCTACACGTTCGCCGGCGACCGCCTCGAACGTCATCTGGGCAAGCTGAAGCTCGGCAACGCTGCGTTGCCAGTCGTGTCCGTCCGGAGCCCGCAAGGCTTCGGATTGGCGTGTCAAACTGCTGCCATCCCAAACCATGATTCTAACCTCAAAAGGGCCGCAGGGGCCGAAGCCCCTTGCGGCGAGAGTCGAATTAAATCGACACCTGCTGGCCCTGCTCCATGACGTATTTGAACTCGTCAAGGATGTCATCGTAGATGACAATATCGGGTTCGATCGCTGGCGTCGCGGTACTGTCAAAGTACCAGCTCTTGTCATCGGCGGGTGCCCACAACATGACCTTTTCGTGACCCACCACGCCGTCTACCTTGACGCGAAACGCAACATACTCTTGGTTGTTGGCGTTGTCGTGAACCGTGTACAGTCTATGAAACTGCACGGTTGCTTGCGTGACGACGGCTCGTGGAGAGTCTTCGGTCGAGTAAATCATTCATTGCCCCTCGTGCCAGGCCTTTCTCACCAGAAGATGAGCGACCCTGGCTCGTCACTCATCCTCTTCGTCGCAATCGAACGGCGGATTGTAATTGTCGTCCGCCTCCTTGAATGCGTCTTCTGCGGTCGCTCGTTGTCCGTCGAGCGTGTTCCAGACCGCCGCAGCGGTATTGTAGACCGTGATGGCCTGGCCGTAGTTCGGAACGCCGATGGTGCTCGTCGGAGATGTGTACTTGACACAGCTCGCGTGCGTCCCGTTAGCCCATGAGTCGGCAGTCGTCTGGATCGCGGTCATCTGAGCCAACGCACCGTTGCATTGCGTTACGAATAGCTCAAGTGCCGTCTTGGCGGCTTCCCACGCGTCTTTAGCGTCGGAGTTACCATCGTCGTCGATGCACTCATCGCTGAGAGCCTCGTCAACTTGCTGGTCCAAACAGTTCTGCGCCTCTTCCAGCCACTCCTCCATGTCGGCTTTCTTCTCTTCGAACGTGTTGCAGTTGGTGTCCCAATCCTCGAAGCAGGTGTCCCCGATGGCTTTCTTCGCATTGAACTCCGCAAGCGCGTCGCTCTTGGCATTTAATGCCGCGTTGATGTAGCCCCAGTGCAGCGTATGCTTGCCCTGGATGTAGGTCCACTCCGAGAAGTCGATCTTGTTAGCCGCCGGCATCTGGCTCGGCAACGACTGGAACATCGGCTTGAAGCCGGACGTGCCAACCATCATGAGCTTTTTATCGCCAACTGCCAAGTTGATCGAATTCCAGACAATCGAGTACTTGGAATCGTACGCTGTCTTCTTCGTGGAGAGCACCGTGGCGGTTAAGCCGGTCGTTGTCTCCGTGAAGCACGTGCCTTGCAGGTCGAAAGTAGTCTTCCACGCCGGAATCTTCGAGATCGCGTCGTTCAAGAACGCGACAAATGACAAATGCCTGAGCATAAAATCATCTTCGGCCATCGCGTAGATGCCGGTGGTGTGGTTGTGCCAATTGTCGTACAACGCTTTATAGTCAGGCATATCCTCGTGCTGTGACCATCCGATAGCGGTGCCGTCCCAATTGTAAGGTCCTACTGGCATGCGTTCTCCCTCGTGTTGTTATTCGTCCCACTCTTTCTTCCAATCTGGCCCTTTCTTCGGATTGCTTTTCTTCCTACCACTCATCAAGTCCTCGAAAGTCGCGGCTTGACGCACGTAATACTTCGAATTGTCGTATTCGACTTCCGCTTCACCATCCATCGGCAAAAGATGGAACAACTCGTCGGTTGCTTTGTGGAAAACACCGGCGTATGATTTGTTTTTCTTCGTTTTCATGCCGTTACCGTCCATCCTTTCCCTACCAGGTTGGCTTTCGCCGTTGTTGCGGCCCCGCTCCGGAGCCCGTCAGCCGATCCTGGGTTACTGGAATACACCAGAAGGCCGTTTGAGGCCCCTGCGGTGTCCAAATTGACCAAAATATCGTCGATTTCCGCCGCTTCGAGGTCGTTACCGTTCGCGTACAGCGTGGTGAGGGCGACCAAGGTGCTCGGAACCGTTAACGTCGTCAAACTGCACTGATTGACGAATGCCGTGTCCATTTTCGTCCAAGTTGACGGGAAAACGACGCTTGTGATGCCTGAATTCAGGTTACAAGCGAAGTCCGTAATCTCCGTCCACTCGCTGTGGAGCGTCAAACTGCTCAAATCATTCGAATTCGCGAACAATCTATACAGTTCGGTCCACTCAGCGTGCGTTTCGAGGCTCGTCAGGTCATTGTTGTTGACGTCGAGGCGTTCGAGCAGCGTCCACTCGGCATGAGTGTCCAGTGACGTCAGGTCGTTACCATTGATTCTAAAATCACGCAGCTTGGTCCATTGCTTGTGCGTGTCAAACGACGTCAAATTGTTGCTGTACGGCCAAAGTTCGTCGATTTCCGTCCAAGTCGGGTAAGTTTTGAGTTCCGTGAGGCCACAAGCCTGGCACCGGAGCGTTGCGAGGTCCGTCCACGTCGCAAAAGTGGTGACCGTCGCGAGCAGCGGGTTGCCGTCGATGACCAAACCCACTAGGTTTGACCATTTTCCGTCCATGACGAGGCCAGTGATGTTCTGATTACGGCACGTTAACGCGGTTAGCGTGTCTTCGAGCACGGCTGTCGCGATGTTGGGCGGCGAATCCGGGCTGAAAGTGTGGTTGAAGCTGAATCCGGTGGACGACTGACCATCACTGAAGGTCCAGGTAGTCTGGCCGCCTCCAGCGAGCGTCGTCGCTGCGGAGTAGCTCGTCTCGTTTGCCGTTATGACAATCGAACCGAACGGGTTTCGGCCGTTAATAAACGGCTTTTTCCGCTTCAACTTGTGTTTTGGTGTGCCGTTGCTGAACATTATGCTGTCACAGTCCAACCCTTAGTGATCAGATTAGCCTTCGCTGTGGCGGCAGCACCGCTCCGGAGGCCGTCGGCCGATCCTGGGTTCCCATTGTAGATTAACGAACCGTTGGTATTGCCTGCCGTGTCCAGATTGATAAGCAGGTTATCAATCTCCGTGGCGTCCAAGTTGTTGATGTGGACCCAAACAACATCTACGTTTGTCAACGCAGAAGGAACCGTGAGCGTATGCAACGCTGTCGTCTTCATCGTCTGGGCATAAAGCTCGCGGAGTGCCGTCCATTGAGACGGAATGTTCAAGGTGCCGTCGCCCCAACGCGTGCTGGCCACTACGAACTCTTCAATGGACGTCCACGTGGTCGGCAGGTCCGTTTCGAGAAGGCCGGTGTTACTGTTGACCCAGAACTCTCGAAGCTTGGTCCACTCACTGTGAACCTCAAGGGACGTGAGCGAGTTGTTATTCGCCCGAATCACTTCGATCTCGGTCCACTCAGGGTGCGTCTCGACGGTCGTGAGGGCGTTGTAATCGACCCACAACTGTTCGAGCTGAGTCCATTGCGGCCACGTCTCAAGAGCCGTCAGATTGACGTTCGAGGATGCCACGAACTCCCGAACCTTAGTCCATGTCGGGTACGTTTTGTATGTTCCGGTGTGTCGGCAGTTGTGGAACTTGATGATCTCTAGCGACGTCCAGGTTGAAAAGGACGGCACATTCGTGATCAACGGATTCACGTCCATGATCAACGTTTCGAGGTTGCTCCACTTGCCGTCCAGAATGATCGCGTCGAGGTTATTGACACGACAATTCAGGCTGGTCATGATTGATTTTAACACCACTGATGCGGTGTTCGGCGGGTTGCTCGGCGTGAACGTGTGGATCAGCTGCTGGGCCGTTACCGTGTTCCCGTCGCTCAAGATCCATTCAGACGGCTCGCCACTCGCCAGACCTACGGTGGCGTTAATGTCGCCGTCTTGGGTCGATAGCACGAAGCTACCGAATTTGGACTTGCCGTTCTGGAACGGCTTTTTCTTCTTCAATTTGTGGTCTGGATGTGTTTTCATGGTGCTACTTCGGCCTGTAGTAGGACACGTTCACCGTGGTTGTTCCGGAGGAGCCGGAGTCACGGATGAACTGAATCTTTTGGATGTCCCCGTTGTACCAGAAAGTTTCGTCTTCGAGAAGTTTGTGGCCGACCGTGGAGGTCGGAGCCGTGCCGTCGTCACGCCAGCGTACATCACCGCCGTTCGCCTGTACGAAGGCGTAGTCGGCGTTCTTAGGCTTCGAAGGCAGACCGCTAACCGTGGAATCCACGGCTGCGGTCTGCTGGAAGCCTAGAGGCACTAGCTGGCGATCAGCAGTGATCGCGCCGTGCATGTTATCGTTCCTCTAAGGGTTTCTTCGTCTTCATTCGGAGCACCATGTTAACGATGGCCATGACGCCCGCCGCGATGGCTGTGTACTCGGGGTTCGAGGACACGAAGTCGGATTCCATGAGCACAGTCAGGAACCAGACGACTGCCGCAGCCGTGTTGAACTGCATGGTGTTGGACCGGAGCATTCCGCCCAACAGGTCGGTGAGTCTACTCATTCTTTAATACCTCCAGGAAGGAATCGGCAATTGCGTTCAGAAGACCAGTGACTTCTTCAGGGGCCACATCATTGGCCTCTGCATACTCGTTGATTTTGGAAGCAACGACGTTCATGAGCCCCGATGCCAAGTTCTGGACCTTCTGACGGTCGAGCAGCGATCCGCTCTTCGTTTCGAGCTTGTCGCAGGACTCGACGAGCTTCTGCACCTTCATCACCATCTCGGTGACAGGGCCGCTCATGATCAATAGATCCGTCGTGTCGGTGGCGGCGTTGACCTTTGATTCTAAAATCATCCGGAGCAACGCGACCTCCTCACGGAGAGTCTTGATCTTATCGTGGTCAGCGAATTCGTTGATTCTACTTTGCCACTTGGCAAGCCGGTACATGCGCATGGATTTTTGCTCCTGGGCTGCCAGTTGCCTGTTAGCGCCGTGGAGCGGACAGCGGGTTACGCCGGGTTCGGCTTTATTCGAGCACTGAGTACCGTCGGACTTAAGGGCGTCACAACGGCAAGCAGGGTCGTCATTTCGGGTCCACTTGATTACTTCCATGATACCACTTCTTGTCAAGATTCTAGAATCAATGAAGACACGTCTTACACCCTATACTAGCCGTATTCTAGCCGATTGTTGCGCGAGAAAATAAAAAAGTGATATGCACTCTTGCGACATTTTGGAATCACGTGGGATCGTGCATCCCGAGAATCAGGCTCCGCCAATAGGAATCGTGCATCCTCGGAAATTGAGTCTAAAATCAGTAAACATGGGATCGGGAATCTGGAACCTTGAGGCTATGCTCCAAATAACCCCTCGCCCAAATTTTCGAAAATTTTGTTTCTACGATTCCTGACTCCCGGTTCCCGGTTCCCGAGTCCCCGGAAACGGCTCACGAATAACCCTCCCACCCTATAGAAAATTGCGGCGTACGTCACAGTCGATAGAGAAACCGAATAATCGGAAATACGGGTATACTTGGTCGATCCGGAAAAACCCCTCCCTCGTTGTCTCATTATGAGAAACTCGTTTGATAGCCTAGACTTAGGACGAGGGATCGTGAGTCTAGAGTCTAGACAACGAGGGACGAGGGAAACGACGCGGCAAGACTCACGATCCCTCGTCCAACGCTACGCGTCCCTCGTCCCTCGTCCCTCGTCCCTCGTTGTCTGCGCATAAAGAAAGGGCAGACGAATATTCGTCTGCCCTTATCTTGCGGCAAGACTCACGATCCCTCGTTGCTAGACTTTGTTCCATCCATTCGGGCAGGGATAGACTAAGGCGCGGATGCGGATGATACGCCATCCCAACGCGGAAACGCGATTGAGAAACTCAGCAAGCGCGTCGTGAGTCTCGGCAAGAGGGACGGACTTGATATAGGATCGTTTGCCAGAATCACGATCTTGCACTATTAGTTCGTAACGCATGGGAAAACCTTTCTACATTCGCGGGCAAAGGAACCAAGTATTTGCGGCACACAAGACGATAACGCCGATGGCGAAAGCAAGCAAAACGTCCATTTGTTAACCTTTCATGTTAAGCGGAACTATCTGAATCCTAGCTTACGATTCAACGGACGAGGGATCGTGAGTCTTGAATCTTGAGAAAATATTCTCTAGAGTATAAACTCAAGACTCACGATCCGGTAAACCTGTAAAATCGGTATTTTGCCCTACCTTGGGCAGACGCGGCGCAGACGCGTAGGGACGAGAGACGGACGAGGGACGGACGAGGGACGCGTAGGGACGCGCATAAAGAAAGGGCAGACGATCAACAGTAAATCGTCTGCCCTTGGCGTAGGGACGCGTAGGGACGCGTTTAGGACGCGTTAACAGTTTCCGCGTCCGCCTCTTGCGTTTCCGCCTCTTGCGCTTCGCGGGCAAGACGGGCGTTTCTCGCGTTGGCGACTAGTTCGCCATATTCGCCATCGGGCAGAAAGGCGCGGATGTCTGCCAAGATTTCCGCGTCAATCTCGAATTGTGACGCCTGCGCGTCCAACTCCCCCAACGATCCGCCTTGCCGAGTTGCGGCAAGCAAAACGCGTTTCAGAAACGCGCTGGACGCGTTTTGTGCCGCGTTTTTGGCGTCTTGCGGTTTCAAGGACTTTGGATCGTCCTTGGCGGTTTCCTCGTCCGCGTCTTGCGGTTCCGGATTGACGATAGCATCCCATGCAGCAGTGAACTTAGGACCGTCCGCGTTGGGAAACGCAACGAATTCCTCGTTGTAGATCGTCTTAAGCGTTTTGATGTCCGCGATTCGGACGGGCGTTTCGTCCTTGCCAGAAACCATAAGTTTCTGGAATTCGTCTTGCACGTATTCGGGCAGACGGGCAAGATCAACGCGAGTCTGCACGTAGCTACGATTCGGCTTGCCCGCGTTTTTGCCCTTAGTGTAGAAAATGCCGAGTTTCTCGGCAATTTTCTCTTGTGATTCGGACGTAAAGGCGCGGACGAGTTGCTTGATAGCAAGGAAAATCGACCACTCGTCCAACGCTACGCGATCCTCGTCCTTGCTATGGTCAATCCGCAAGAGAATTTCTTCCTCTTCCGTCAATCCTTTGTGGATGATTGCGGGAATCTTGCCCGTAGGAACGATCCGGTTGTACTCGTCCGCGTCGTTTTCCTGCAACCAAAGCAAAGCCTTGGTGCGCCGGTTTCCGCAAAGGACGAGGAAACGCGGTTTCCCGTCCGCGTCATTGTCGCGTTGGGACAAGACAACGGGATGATTCGGCTTGAAACCGTTGCGGCGCAGGGATGCTACCATTTCCGGAATCTTCTCACAAGCCGTTGTCCGGACGTTATCGGCCAGAAACAAGTAGGAAACCGCAATCATCTTAGTGACGTTAGCCATAATCTCGAAACTCCAAAACAAAGGAAAACAGGGTAAAGAAACGTGATTCGGTCTAGTTGCCCGTCCTTTCATCGGGCAGGGATCGTTTGCCCGTCCGCGTCCTTGGACTATCTGAAACTTAATCCAAGATTCGGGAAAGTCTAGAAAGTATTTTGCGGATTGAGTTGTAACTCGCTGCCAGATAAGGACTTAATTATTTTCAGATAGTTTCAGACGGGATAGCATACTATATATCCCTCTTGCAAGACTCACGATCCCAAGATGATTCTAAAATCAGACATAAAATCCTCACAATCGGTTGTAGGGATTGTAGGGGTTGATTTTATGCTCAATGATGCCAAACTCCAACATCGGCAATCTCGCCCGCCCTCACTCTACGCGCGTGCGCGTAACAATGTCTCGTAAATAAGTACAGTAGAAAATTTTCTGTTCACTGAGGCCAAACTCAGCGTCGGCCAAGAGCCAGGACCGTGGCCGGATGGCCGCTTCAGTGAATAAATATGATACCAAATGTTGTCAAGAATATGATCTCACTCTCCGAGT